TGTTATAGGAGCAACCATATAGGACTCCCCTGGAAGGGACATGAAGTGCCCGAAGAAAACATGGAAGCAACGGAATCCGCTGAGGTGGACATCCCAGAGGTTTCATCAGAAGCAACGACAGAACCTGGAGATGCCTACACCGTCAAGGTTGACGGCGAGGAGTCGCAGGTCAGCCTGTCGGAACTTCAAGACGGTTACCAGCGTCAAGCGGATTACACCCGTAAGACGCAGGAACTGGCAGAAGAACGTCAGCGTTTACAACAGGCCGAGGCGATTGCTTCGGCTTTGGAAACCGATCCAGCAGGCACCATTGCGGCGCTTTCATCGGCTTTCGGCGTGACGGACACCCTGCCGGCCACCGAGCCGAACTATTCGGACGGTGCCGAGGAGGATCCGACGACGAAGCGGTTGGCGCAACTTGAGGCTCAAATGGAGCGGCAGGCGCAGACGCATAGACAACAGGCTTTAGAGCGCGAGGTTTTTACCCTCAAAAAGAAGTACGGCGATTTCGACACGGCAGAGCTGTTTCGGCATGCTTTGACGAATCGGATTCCCAACCTGGCTGCTGCTTTCACACACATGAAGTACGGGGAAGTGGCGGACACGGCTGAGAAACTCCAGAAGGACCAGGAGATCACCGACGCTAAACGCGACGCCACGAAGGTGGCTAGTGGCAGCGGCACCCAGGCGGGGGCCGTCGTGTCGGAGGGTGGTTCTGACGGGAAGCCGTCTTCGCTGAGGGAAGCTTTCGCTCTCGCTAAAAAACAACACGGCACCTAACAAACCCTTAGGGGGGTGAGAAACTTATGGCTGGCAACAGCTCTTTTGATGAGATTCTTACCACCACGCTCAAGAACTACGTCCCGAAGTTGACAGATAACATCTTCAGCGCAAGGCCGTTGTTCTACGCTTTGACGAATGGTCAGACCATTCGTCGGATCAGTGGTGGCGCGAAGATCGTCGTCCCGATTATTTACGGGACAAACAGTACGGCTGGTTCGTACAGTGGAACCGACACTATTTCCGTGACAGCTCAGACAGGCATTTCTGCTGCTGAGTATTCGTGGGGTCAGTATGCGGCCACGGTGACCATTTCAGGCATCGAGGAAGCCAAGAACAACGGTGAAGCTCAGATCATCGACCTGCTGGAAGGCAAGATTTTCCAGACGCAGGAAACCGTGATCGAGAACATGAACACCATGTTCTGGGCTGACGGCACAGGTAACAGCAACAAGGACTGGAACGGTCTGGACCTGATTGTTACAAAGCCCAACACCACCCTTGGTGGGATCGACCCGACTGGTGCGGGCAACTCGTTCTGGGCGTCCACTGAGACAAACCAGGGCGGCGCTCTTACCGCCGCTGGCATGGCGACCCTGTACAACGACGTTTCGGTCGGCAACGATCAGCCGACCATCATCATCACCACGCAGGCTTTGTACGAGAAGTACGAGGCACTCTTGGATGGTCAGATTCGGTACACGGATACCGATGTGGCCGACGGCGGGTTCCAGAACCTGCTGTTCAAGGGCGCACCCGTCACATTCGACGGGGCTTGCACCAGTGGCGAAATGATGTTCCTGAACACCAAGTACCTGCAACTGGTTGCTCACAGCGATGTCTGGTTCAAGCCGACACCGTTCGTGCGTCCAACCAACCAGGACGCTGTGTTCTCACAGTTGCTCTGCTACGGTCAGCTCACATGCAGCAACCGTGCGCGACAGGGTTACCTGTTCGGAGCCACCTGATCCTGATGGGACGAGGATTCGCACACGCTTACAAGGTTGGCTCACGCCCATACGGGCAGCCCGCTGGCGACAACTTTCGGGATTCGACACCACGCCCCCAAACCGTGGGGTCTTCCCGAAACGTCCAGCAGGTCAATCCGACAAGCAGCGAACCCGTTGTTCCAGAATCGGTCAGATGCAGTTCTCTGACCCGCGACGGGGCGCCCTGCAAGGGGCGTCCCGTCGGGGACGGAGACTTGTGCGTTTTCCATAGGGAGTAGCCGTGGACATTTCGACCATGCGGTCGTATGTCCGCTCGGTGGTTGACATCGATACGTCGGACATTTCCGACGATGTGATGAACCGCTTCCTGGGCGAAGCCTACGATGTGATCGTCTACTCGGAGAAACGGTGGCCGTTCTTTGAGGTTGCGACCACGTTCGACACGGTGGCCGATCAGAAGGACTACACGCTCGCCGTTGTGGGCGCCAGTGTCACCAACGGGTTGCGTGAAATAGCTGCCATTAGGACCGACAACCACGTTCTCGAATACATCGGCCGCGACGACGGCGATGTGATCTACCCGTTGGATTCCAACACCACTGGCAAGCCGTGGTACTGGTCTTTTTGGGCTGATTCGGTGCGCCTGTATCCGACACCGTCGTCGGCCGACACCATTTATGTCCGCGGGTACGAAGATCCTGCTGCTTTCGGCGCAGGGTCTTCAGATAGTACGGAACCGTCGGACCTGCCGACACCGTTCCACATGGTTCTCGCTACTTACGGGATAGCCCGTTCCTACGAGCAGCAGGAAGACCCGACAATGTCTGCTCAATACTTTTCTCTTTTCAACCAGGAGTTGGACAACCTGCGTGCCCGCTACGAGGACATGCCGGCCGCTCAACCGGTCAGGTTGAATAGTCGCAGCGTGTCACGGTGGATGTCTCAGTCGTACCTGCCTAACCGGTTGCGTTATTCGTGGGAGAGCTAGGTGGCTTCCACCACTTGGAAACTTGAGGCACTCGAGTCGTTCACGGGTGGCCTGAACCTCCGCACCGACCAGTTCAACCTGGCGGAAAACGAATCACCCGACCTGCTCAACGTCCTCGTTGACCCGCGTGGCGGCATCCGTCAACGCGACGGTGTCGACCGGCTCAACACCACAGCGTTGAGCGCCGACATTCAAGGCATCTGGGCGTTGCACACCGATGGTGGCACCAATCAGATAATGGTCAACTACGGCACGAAGGTCGCCTATGCGACGACGGGCAACTTCACCGACCTGACTGGTATCACGGCCCGCACCGACGGCACCCGCGTGTACGGGGTGACGATGAACAACGTCGCCTACGGCGTGTCCTACGACAAGGTGTGTTTCAGGTGGAACGGCACCACGGCAGCCGACCTGGGGGTTACGTTCGGGTCGGGTGGCAACATGCCGCAGGCACAGTACATAGCGGCGTGGAACAACCATGCGTGGGTTGCCAACACCTACGAATCGGCGACAGCTCACAAATACCGGCTGCGCTGGTCGAACGCCAACGATCCTGAAACGTGGACGGCTGCCGACTATGTTGACATCGACAAGGGCGACCACGGCGACTACATCACGGGCCTGTGCCCCATGGGGGACCGTTTGCTGGTGTTCAAGTCCAACAGCGTGTACGCGGTGTTTGGTTTCGATTCCGATTCGTTCCAGGTGGTGACCCTCAGCAACGATGTCGGGTCGGTTCCGTTGTCGTCACCAGTGGCGACCCCCTACGGGGCGTTCTTCTGGTACGCCGACCGTGGCGTGTACCTGTACAACCGTGAGGGTTTTGTATGGATTTTCGACAAGTTGTCGCCCGCTGTTGCCGACGGTCGCGTCACGTTTGGTTCAAACCCGCAGTTGGCGTGGGGAAACAACAAACTTTATGTAACCGTCGACTGGACAGAGAGCGGGTCCACCAGTCGCCGCACTTTGATTTACGATCCGACGATTGCCGGCGGGGCGTGGATCACCACCAACATTGATGCCGCCGCGGTGCATGCCTACAAGCCGCCGAATGCGTCGTCAACCGTGTACGGGGCGTGTGTCGCCAACACGGGTGTTCTCGTCGACATGGAAGACGAACAGAAACGTGACACGGATCGGTATGACACATCCACCGAAACCCACATTTCGTCATATTTCGTGACACGGTGGGTGTCGGGCAAGAATCCGATTGTGAAGAAACGGTGGGGGCGACCCAGGATGGTCACTTCAGCTGAGGCGTCCGTCCAGTTGCCCGTGTCTGTTTTCAAGGACTACGACAAGTCGGCTGCCACGGGGAGCTTCGAGGTGTCGATAACGGGAAAAACGTCGGAATCGAAATGGGGTACCGCTAAATGGGACGACGCCGATTCGTCGTCACCATACTATGCAACGTGGGATGCCATTTCCCGTGATCTCACCGCAGTAGTCAAAAACCTTCCCACACTTGGGACAGCGAAGAGTATAAGTGTGAAGGTCAGCGGCCCGACAACCAACGACCATTGGGAGATGAACGCCTTGGCGTTCGCCTACACACCAAGGAGACTCAGATAAATGGCGACACTAGCCGTTACAAACACGTTCTCAGCGGGGACGACCATTGTCGCTTCCGAGATGAACACCAACTTCGACGACATCGAAGCGTTCGTCAACACCACCCCAGGGGTGGTGCAGGCCGACATTGTGGACGCCAAGGGCGACATCGTCGCGGCCACCGCC